TATGTGAATATGTGTCACGCTCTACAGGGTCTAGCTTACCAACATCGAATTGTATTCGGTTATCTTCTATGTCAATCTCATAACCATTCTCAATCAAGGTAGGAACAATTTCTTCTAATAAATTATTATATGTGCTTCCACCTATCGAAAAGAAATTTATTTTACCATCCCATCTACCCAATTTGTAACTTGGAGAATATCTTGCATGAGGAACAAAGAAACTATACTTTTCAGAAAGTGATTTTCTTGTGTCAAGGTCTAGTCCATTTATACTACAGGCAACTTCATTTTTTAATATTATTTTTGCTGTTGTCATTTTTCTTTCGATTACTGTTATTATCTCCACCCCATAAAACAAAAAAAAATATGGGGTAGTATTTACTACTACCCCATATATTAGCATTAGTTTTTGCAGAAGTCAAGCAATATTATCGGATGCAGGTATTTTCTGCAAGTTGCTTCCAGCGTTTGGGCGACATTTTATACAGGTCGGCAATTTTGGAAACCATCCGCAACGACAGTTCACGCAACCGATCCTGATTATTGTAAACAAAATTCAGAATTTCATCCTTTTGTTCTTCCGAAAACCCGTAACGCTGAAGCATACCATCTTGAATGATCTGTTTGCACCGCAGGAATTTTTCCCGCGTGGTGTTGATCGTAAGATCAAGATAATGGCAACGCGACAGAAGGGCTTGCATATGATCGCCAATTTTGCCCCGTGCCGCTTCAAGTTTGAGGTTGGTCACGAAGATAACCGAACCTTCAAAATCATAGCTATCGGGAATACCTGCCGCTTCCAGAACACGGCTTTCAGACCACCACGAAATGCGACGACGCTTGCCGCTATCAAGAGCCGCTTTCAGAAGGTTCAGGGAAGTGTCATCGAACAAGATAGTGTCCGAGTCATCCAGAACCAGAACAGAACCAGCAGCAGAATATTGCCAGAGCATTTGATACAGGCCGATGGGAGTAGCCGCACCCTTTTCCATGCCATATTTTGCCTTGTCAGAACCCAAGGTGCTGACAACATGGGCTTGATCAATGACTCGTTCAATGCCATAGGATTTGCCAACCCCCGGAGGACCAGCAACCACCATGCCACGAATGGTGCCATCAACACATGCACCAGTCATTTCTTCAAGAATATTGAAGCGTTCACGGAGACGTTCCATGATTTCTTCATCAGTTTCTTCGATTTCTTCGACCAGTGCAGTTTCGGACGATGCAGCAGAACCGTTGTCAAAGATTTCAAAAGAAGTATTATCGTTGACCTTGACGCGAATAACAGTTGCACCGAGTGCCTTGATAGCATCGGAACCAGTGCCTTCGGCAGAACGAGGGTCAACAGTGATCCACGAGCCGGAATTGCCCGTTTTCAGACCTTGGATAAGGCTGAACGTCATGTTTTTCACAACGATGTTGCGAACACGACCGTCATGGATGCGAACTTTGGTAGTCATGTGAGTTTGTCCCTTTCATTAGGTTATGAAGGGACATTACACGAATCATCTTGGGCTGTCAAGAAAATATAATTCTCGACAGCCTAGTTTCTTTACATTTTGTATAATTAGAAAAATCGTGTTTGATCACAGTTCCTCTAACTTTAAACATATTTCCTACTTCTACGTTGGTAATATCTTTTTTTGAATCAAAGAACGTGATTAGGTCTTTTTCTTCATGCAAAGCGTTGACAACCCAAGTTGCCTTATCTTCAATATATCTTCGAGAAATAAGTTTTAGTTTAAAGTTGTATCTATTTTTCAAATCGCCGTAGTATTCACTTTTTGACGAAATCTGTTGGATAACATCATTAAAGTATGCTCGTTCTTTTGTTTCTTTGTAAACTTTAGGGAAAGCCGCAATATAGGTTTTTAGCCAATGAAACTTTCCACCAACTCTGTCCGAATTATTGAAATTTTCTACTGAAAGAATATTTCTGAAAGAATTATCAAAAGATGTAAGTTTTCCTTCCATCGCCTTGATAACATATTCTTCTGAAAGAAATTCTCGTCGTTCCTCCATTACCTTTGGATCGGTAACACAAAGGTTTATAGGTTTTTTATTTGCAAGATCATATACGATCTGTGCAATATATGAAGCATTGTCAATTTTTGTTTTGTATCCGTAGAGATTGTAAACAGAATCCGAAATACCCAAAAGATAGTCCAGCGAAATGCTCTTTACATATTCTTCAGTTGACGCAGAGAAATATACTCTGGGTTCAGGAATTTTGAACTTTGTTTTAATTGGAGACAACTCACATGTCATTTTTTCACTCCAGAATCGTGTTGACCGAAATCATAACACGATTCGAAATGAATGTCAATGACTTTAGAGTTCGATGTTTTCGAGTCCTGCTGTGCGTAACTTTATCACGTTATTGATAGAAAATGACTTTTGTTCTAACGCTTTTATTATTCCATGCATACTATTTCTAACTAGTGCAAATTCGTTGATTAGGTGCGTCATATCAACAATGTCAGGTTCGCCATCAATATATTTTTCTGCATCGCGGCTAGAAAGTTGTTTATTATAGTGTTCTAAAAACTTTTTAAATGAATGGCTACGCATCTTTCGCAATTCAATATTAAGATATTCAAGTATAGCTTCTATTTCTTGTAATTGATAGAACCTATATTCAACAATACCAGGCATATCTCTTGCATTTTTTTCGATACTTCCCGACAATGTAATATCACTTCTGGCATCGCTAATTTCTTTTTCATAATATGAAATAGCATCTATAATACTATTCATATTATTTCTTATTTTTTGTAACCATCCACTCATTTATTATTCCATATCTTCTATATCTTCATAATCATTCAAGATTTCTTTTATTGCTTTTTCTAAAATCCCGCAATGATCAGACATATCTATACTGTATTCTTCTATATCTATTCCATATTCATCTAACATTTGTAGAACATGTTGGGCTGCTTCTATTTTTTCTTTTGGTGGAATGTAAACTTTTACAGTGTCCCAAATTTCCAAAAATAAGTTAATTTCTTTATCAATCATAATACTTATTCCTTTTAATATAAATGAACGGGAATCAAATTCCCGCCCATCTATATATGATTTTTGTTTATTTTTTTTAGTTTATCAAGTTTCAGATTGAACTTCTGAAGTTTCAGATACTTCGACTTGATCACGCTTATCAACCAAGGTGTCCCATTCGTTGAGGATCAATTCTAATATATTATCTTCATTTCTTTTGTATTCTTTTTCGAAATACTTGTGTTCTTTTCCAGATTTGTCGATATAGATATACTTATTTCCTTCTCTACGAATAACTTCTTTGCTAAGGATATAATCAAAGAAGCCACTGAATTTGTCCATACCTTTATCATATGGAATTTCAATTTCGACTCGTTCAAATGGTTTAGAATATCTTGTTTTCATAATCTTGCAAACTGATCTAATACCAAAAACACTTGATGTTTTGTTCCCATCTGCGTCAGTTTTTAGCTTTAGTTTATTCATTGCAATTACGATAGAACTGGCATAAATGAAGCCTTGTCCACCACTTACCTTATCGTCTGGATCGAACATATCTTGGCTGGCATATGTATGGTTTGTTGCAACTAATCCCATATTGTAATCACCAAACATATTGACGCAGTTTCTAACCAATGCGGTCAATGCTTTTGGTTTTCTACCCATATCGCCTTTTAGATCACCTTTGTTAAACTGATCAACATCGGTTGGGGTCAATAACATACCCAAACTATCGACCACAAATAATACTTTTGGTCGGTCAGCATGATCAACACCATCGTAATCAGTTTTATATGCTTTTACGAAATCACTAATAACTTTAGCAACATCGTCAATCATTGCCATGTTTAATTTTAGTAATTTATCTTCGCTTGTATCAACGTCTAATGCTTTAAGCCAAGCCTCGTCTAGAGCATTTTCACTGTCAATCAAAACAACAAATATTCCTTGTTGTTGTGCATTTTTAATTATGTTTCCACTGGCTAGAAATGATTTACCACTTCCACTTTCACCAGCCAATACTGTAACTTTTCCTAAAGGAATACCTTTATTAAAGTCGCCACTTATTAACTTATTAAGTGTATAGTTTCCAGTTGAAATCCATGTATCTGGATCACGAAAACCAACGCTCATGCCGGGAACACTTTTAGTTAAATTTTTTCTTAGTTTCGATACATCGAACGCCTTTACCATTATTTTCTCCTGTTGAAATATAATAGTCAAGGGAAGTTATCCCTTGACTATTTTAATCTTAGGCTGATGCCTTACGATTGCGAATTGCTGCAAGAATATCTTGGGCACTTTGCTTTGTTGAATTATCTGAGGAGCTTTCCACAGGCTTTTCAACTGGTTTTTCAACAGATTTTGGTGCAGGCTTTGATGCTACTGGTTTTGATTTAGAAACATTATCTTCATCGGCTTCATCATTACTATTTTCCGACGAACCTGCCATACCAGCAGGACGATAAAATTCACCAAAACGTTCTGGGTCATATAGTTGACCATCTACGCTTGCTTCAAACATATCAAAGATTGCTTGAAGTTCTTTTTCTGAAGGTTTTTTGGGTAGGAAATCAGAAAGATTAAACAAACCATGTGTCTGGATAGCATCGCGTTCTGCGTCATTTAAGCTACGCTCACGTCTTGCCCATGATGAAGTTGTCCAGTTGGCATATTGCCCTTTAGTTGTTTTAGCTAGTTTGAAATCGGTTCCAGCTTCATAGTCAGTTGGAATTTCAGGAAAATCTGGGTCCATCAATGCTGACTTAATAATGTTGAAAATTTCAGAAGTAAACAAGAATCTGCGGATTGGATTCTCTGGTGCGTTTTCTTCTTTAATTGGAGTATCGACAACAAACCCTTGGAATACATAGCTACGCTTTTTCCAATAAGTTTTTGCCATTTCTTCCATTGCTGAATCTTTGAACCATGGACGAATTTCGTCATGAATTGGGCAACGATCACCCCACATTTCTACGCAAGGAACTGTAACTTTTACTTGTTTGTGTTCATCGCCGCCTTTAATTCCACTGAAAGGAATCTTGATCATTTGGCGTTCTTTCCAGAAGTATACGTTAGAATCGTCACCATCTGGTAGGTATCTTACGGTTGAAGTGGTTCCAACATCTGCATTCCAAAATGGGAATAGTGTTGTATCAGTGTATCCAGCATTATTGCCTTTTGCACGATTTTCTTGTTCTAGTAGTTTTTTTCTGATTTCTGCTAAAGTTGACATAATATTTTCTCCTAAGTGTTAGTCAAGTGTTAGATAAAAATAGTTGTTTAACCGAACAACTAATAAGTCGGATTTCCAAAAAATTAATATAGATATATGCCGCAAATGGCAGAAATCTTAGTATCAAGATTTTGGGAAATGCTTTCTAACAAACCATCTTGTTTGTCTGATTGTTGTGAAACTATAGCACCATTCTTCATAGATGTCAATAGTTTTTTTGCAAGGTCTAGATGTTTTTTATTTAACTGATATACATCGTCACTAAGTTGTGCCATGATTTCAGATACTTGTTGATCTTTGATATTTTTTGCAAAATACCCAAACCATGCAGAAAGATATTCAGAATCATTTTCATAATTTAAATTATCTGGATTATTAGGATCATTTTGATCTATAGGACGAATCACTTCTATCTTTTTGCCATTTAATATTTGTTTTACAAAATCTTCAATTCTTGAATTTATCTGTCTATCTTCTTTTAATTTTTTTGCAATATTAAAAACAAATGATTTGTTTTCATTTTCTTCAAAAGTTATTCCAAATTCTTCAAATATAGTATCATCTACTTCTTCAATATTATTTTCTGTTACAAAATTATCAATATTTTTTTGATAACCTCTGCGAGTATTCATATGCAAAAATTGAGAATTAATTGAATTAATTCTTTCTGAAACATAATTTATAAATTCATTTGATGTTTCTTGTAAGTTTTTATTTTTCTTTTTGAATTTTTTTAATGTTTCTATTTCTTCTGAAAGCGAAATGATACCTTTACCAATACTATCGTATGGGTTTCCACCTTCGCTAACATGAACAGTCATTGCTCGTGCAGCATTAATATTATTATATGGGAAACGGAAACGTTCTTTGCTAGAGTTTTCTATAAAAATAGCATGTATGTTTCTTGAACGACTACCGCGAACTTCTTCATCAACTTTTTTGCTATGCTTTATATATAAAGTAGCATTTTCAAACTTTTGTCTTGAAGTTTTTACTGTTCCATATGGCTTTGAAAAAGATTCTGATATTTGTTTTTCTTGATCTGCTTGATATGCAAAATCTTTTGGTTTTATATCATGACCAAATGTTCTTAAAGAATATGTTAACGCATGTTGGTTAGCCAATGTTCTTATACTATTTAACAATGGTTTTATTTCTTGTAAGTCTACACTGCCACCAACATTAACTTTAATAATATTTTTTTCAGTAGCAGTTTCAAAATTTATCATAATGTTTTTATCTTTAGAATAAAATCTTCTAGCTTCAGTTGGATCAAGAGTATCTTTGCCATCATTTGTGAATAATGAAAGCTGAAGTCCATACGCCTTCATTATTTTGAATATCTTTTCTGAAATATGTCCTGATTCTATAGCCATGTAGTTTAATCCTTATTTGATATTATTTATAGAAAAGCTATCGGCATGGGTGTATCATAATCTTCGTCGTCAAATGTTTCACGAACTTGATCAAAAGTATCTTCTTCATACTTACTTACAATTAATATCATTCTAATGGCTAAAATAAGTGACATAACTAGATCGTCTGTTTCACCTTGCTTTGCCTTATATGAGGTTCCGCTAGCGACAAATGTTTTTAATTCATTAATTAGATTTTTACTAGATATATTCATCTTGCCAGATTCCAACCATTGTTTTAGTTTAGCACAGGCAGATAATTTTGAACTATGTGTAGTAGTGAAACCTTTTCTATATTTTCTAACACTTTGTTTTTTTCTTGGTTCACTTAAAAATACGCCGGGAATATTTTCCTCGCCCATTTCTGATATAATAACCAAAGCAGCCTCACCGATAGTATTATTTTCAACGCTCCAAAATAATTCACTCTTTGGTGCCTTGCTGTAGATATAATCACATATCATCTTTAATGTAGAAATTTGACCTTTGATCGGAGTCAAATTATGTTGCCATTCTGCTACTTGTTTTAAATCAGGCAATGATAATACTTGTATAGCAGCATTGTCGCCGCCTGTTCCCAAACTAGGATCAAGAGCAACTAGATACATATTTCCATCTAATATAGGTTCATAAAATCTAACTTCACCTAACTTCATGAATGGATCACGCTGTGTATCAAGATTACTTAAAAATATACTATTGATAAGAGTTTCATCAAATGCAACGAATTTTAATTCAAATTCACGCATAAAACGTTCTTCGCCAATTTTGCCTCGCTCAATCTCAGCCCATTTTTCATCACGATCTGGGTGTTCATTCCAATGAGCAATATAATGTTTAAATCCATTTACACCGATGCCACGATCATTTCCGTATTCATCTATGGTTTTATTAGATTGTTTCCAAATTTGTGCAAACTGATCATTATCTTGGTTTGGTGTGCTGGTTATTATACATTTACCACCAGTAGATAAAGTTGGTGATAATGAAGTCCAAAATTCACTTGCTATATTAGGAGGAACGAAAGCAAATTCGTCTAGATAAACTAGAGAAATTGACATACCTCTACCAGTATTTTCAGTGGTCGCTTGTGCAACTATTCTGCTATCATTATCAAATTCAATACTTCCACGGTTATATGCTTTAACACCTGCTCTAATAAAATCAGGAATGTTTTCATACATGAAACGTATTCTACTCATGATTTCTTGGGCACCACGGAAAACGTGTGCTGCAATCAAAACTGTGCTATCTGGATTAAACATTGCATACCATAGCAAATATGCAGCAGCACATTGTGACTTACCGCTCTGGCGAGGTAACATGGATATATTATTTCTATATCCATGATACACATCAATTAATCGTTCTTGATATTCAAACAATTCAAATTTCATTTTACCCTTAGTAGGATGCTGCAAATAGCAGTAATTTTTTATAAAATACTTAGGGTCTATAGTGCATAAAGTAACTTCTCTTATTTCTTCTGCACTTAATAGTTCTTCACGATTTGGTTGTTTTACTAAATCATTGACTATTGGCATAATAAAACCTTTTTAATGCTGGTCTTAGATAAGACCAGCATTCTTTTTAATTTTTTCCAAGTCAAAAGAAGCATCTTCTGATATTTCATCTAAAGTTTTATCCTCTTTAACTTCTTCTTTTTCTTCTTCTTTT